TCTATCATTCTCATCTACACCACTAACATCACAAAGTATAGCCCAAACACGGATTTTACCCGCAGTTGAAGCTGTACCTGCTGCTTCCAGTACATCAAGTGTATCAGCAGTTGCTGCTACGTGTCTTGCTGTAGCTGTTAATGTTGAATAACCCGTTGCGTTAGAATCATTATCGCAGTAAATATCAACATCTCCACCTGTAATACCTAAGTCTAAAGTTACAGAACTTGAAAGTGCAGTTAGCACTTCAATTCCTGCTTCCATAACTAAAGTTTCAGCAGGTAAATCAATAGCACGTAATACATCATTTGCTGCTGTACCACATCTCCATTGATTGCTGAGATATCAATTGTATTTTCCACTAAATAAGGAGTTCTTACTCCGGGGTTTCTTCTAGAAGGTCGGTTAGTTCCACCCGGCCCAGTTACGTCATAAGTTGCCATAGTTCTATCCTCCCTTAATCAATTAACAAGTGTCTGCAATGAAGAGCAGTACTTCTCAATACTTTTCTTCCAAACACATGTAAGCCTCTTACTACATCAGCAAATGAATCTGGGTCTCTAATAACTTCTGTTTTTGCAATAGCATTAGCAGTAGCTGTAGAACTCATATGTCCATATAATACTTTATAGTAATTACTTGTTGTTGAAGCGGCAAAGTTATTAGTCATATATAATTTAAAACCATTAACTTGCCCATTTAATACGGAACCATTCCGTAAAGGTGATTTTCCGTCACCAGTAACAGAAGCATCCATTAGTTTTGCACTAGCTTGTCCAAGCTGTTCGTAAAACTCTGGAGTTCCTAAGAACCATCTGTTATCTGTTGGAACGTCTGCACCATGCATTCTTTTAGCTGCATTAGCTAAAATATTTGCAGGGTCTGTTTCTGAAGTGCCGAAACCTGTATCAGTTCCAGAACCATCAGAACCAACAGTAGTACCCGCACCGGATACCATTGCTGCAATAACATTTCCATCGTATGAATCTTTTAGAGCGTATGCTCCAGAAGAAGTAGCCAAAGCCTCCCAGTTCACGTGAGATTGTCTTTCTTCAATATCGTCAACTTTAAAAGCGAAAGCATTTGCTTGGTCAACAACTAGTTGTAGTTGGTCATCAGCTAAGTTTTGAATAGCTATATGTCCACCTCTAGTATATGAGTTTACACTAATGCTTGGCTCTTTAATTATGTTAACAGTATCTCCGAAATTTTCAATTTCACCTGCATAGTCAGTGTTAGTAATATCTTCCACAACTGATGCAGTTCTAAAGAACTTTTGGACTTTCTGACTGTAAATGACCGGTAACCAATTACCCGAAGGTAAGTTTGTATATCCGGCACCTTTTGCAATAGCCATAATTTAGTCCTCCTATAGACTGTTAGATTAGTTACGAATCCTACCTTCCGCTCTAGCTAAATCAATTTCCTTTTCGTGTTTTACAAACTCGTAAGGTTTCATTTTTGCTATCTCTGCAACATTCCAAATCCTTTTCTCTCCTATATTCTTTCCTGTATCTTTTTTAGTTGCTGTTATTGCTTGGGCTGCTTCCTTTTTTGTATCCTTATTTAATTTTTTATGAGAGGGAAAATTCTTGTCCATTTTATATAAATCAATTGCTCTTGCACATAATATAGGATTACTAGTATTATCATAAAGCCATGATTGTATAGTTTGGTCTTGATTTTTAGCCCATTCATGAAATTCATCCGTTGCACGAATTTCTTTAAAGTCGGGATGTAAATTTAGAAGCTCAAGTTCAGATTCTTTTTTAGAAACTTCTACTTGTGCTTGTTGCAATGTTTGCAATTTATTTTCTACAGATTTAGCTTGTTCCTTAGATTCCGTAATGGCTACGCTTTTCATAATATCATAGACATCTGGATATTTAATTTTCCACGTTTCTAATTCTGCCTTTGTTTTAGGCGGAACTATCTCCGTGTTTTCAAGCTGAGATTTAAGTTGAGAAACCTCATTTTTATGTTTAGAAATTGTAGAATCGTAATGGCGTTTAAGGTCGTCATATCTTTTCTTAAACACCTTATCTTCAGCATTAACAGGGCGTTCCTCTTGGGGAGTGGCTTCTTCTTCTGAAGAAGTGTCCTTCGAAGTGGTAGCTGTATCGTCTGAATCCTCCTTATCTAACTCATTTTTATATTTGTTTTGATAGGGAGTCGGTTCTAATAATTGGGTTACTTCATCCTCTAAAACAGGTTTTGTAACTTCATCATTTTGTTCCAATTTTTTTTCTTCCATTTTATTCTCCTTTTGGGTGCTGTTGGAAGAACAGGTGGCCCTTAGTTTGAGGGGCTACACAGTTTGTTGTGTAGGTGGCACTCTGTTCATTGTTGCTGCTTCTGTACCACTTGGTACATCAGTAGCCATCATTCCTTCATCAGATTTATTTTTCATCGCCATAACAAATTGGTCAATTTTTGACTTAACTCCTTCTGGGTCTGATAAAACATCTGCTGTTGAAATGATTAATCCAGATTCTTTTCCAACTCCTGCATCTTCAAATACAGCTTTGGTTTCCTCTGGACTAATTCCTAAATTAGCCAAGACTTGTGTTATTCCTTCTGCTTGGCCTTTTGTAATATTTACTAAACTTTGTTTTGCGTCTGGTGATACTTTATCAATTGCCATCGCAAGTTGACCTGTAGAAGCAACTGCTTCATTATTTTGTACTGTTGCCATATCTTCACCAGAATCTGACATTATTGGTTCTTGATTTGTTACTGGAGGTGCTGCAACAGGTTGGTTACCCATTGGGTTACCCATAGGCCCTGCCATAATTCCTCCGCCTGCTCCTATTGCCATGCTAATTTCTCCTTATATGTTAATAGTAATCCTGTTGTATAACAAATTGGTTCAAACATAATTCTATATATTCTACCTAATAAAGAAAATTTTGTACCAAACATTATATGTTTAATATCTTTTGTTCTTTGTTTAGCAAAATGAGAACCAATTGCTGTTAATATTTTTGATTTTTTCATTCCTTTTACAAATGGTTTGAATAAGAAATGATAACCAACTTGATGCGTTGGTGTTAAATATTTCTTTTGGAATAAATACCAAAGTTTCATTGCTTCTTTCCAATCATTAAGATTAGTTTGTCTATACATTTCTGTACAAATTATTTTATCTTTTTTACCACTAGAACCAGTATTACCTGCATTTTGATGTCCACCGCTACCGCCACCAGTGGAGTGTACTCCACCAGAACCTACCGGCCCATAAGAAGTACCAGTTGTACCACTGCCCATAGTAGTTACAGTACCATTTTCATGAATTGTTGTATTATTACCATCTTGCTGATAATCATTTTTATCTTTATAATTTGTAACTTTTTTATATTCTTCTTCTGTTATTTTATCATTTTCAAACATTTGTTGAGCTACATTATGCATAACATTAGTTGAACCTTTATTTTTAAAAGTTCTATCTAAAACTTTATTGACTGCTGTACCATTAATCATTGCATATATAGAATCAGACATTGAACCACTTCCAACAACTGTACCATTAGTATCTACAAATTTACCATTTTGTTGATAATGTCCACCAACATTAGATGCTTTATCTGGTGATTTATAAACTGATGCACCAATATATTGACCTGTTTGTGCTGTCGTCATATTATATGCTGAGTTACCCGCAGAAGTTCCAATAAAAAACATACCTTTTGGTTTAAATTTTGGTATAATTTTATTTGCTTCTTCTTGTTGTTGTTCCCATAATAATTTTTTTGCTCTAGCTCTTCTTCTTCCTTCTGCATCAAGACCCGGGTCAAAATCTACAAATTGACCATCTTCTACCCATTGTCCTACACCCGGGCCAGTCATTTCATATTTTGGTAGTAAAGGGTCATATATTTGAGTTTTAGTAGCACTACCTAAACTATCATAAAAACCACTGTTTAATTTACTTTGAATATCCTTTACTTGTTCTTCATAAGTTTTTATTTTATCTAAACCTTTAAATCTTTCAATTCCTTGGTCTGGCCCTACTCCAAATTTTTTACCAAATTCATTTGTATAAGTTCCTGTTTTATTCCATTCATCTTGTCTTGCTTCTTCTTGTGTTATCCAATCATTTAAAAATGATTTTTCTAATTCTGCCTCTCCTGCATTAGCTATTGATTCCATAAAAGTAGCAGGTATACTATTTATATAATCTACTTTTCTTTTTTGGTAATTATAAGGGCCTACATTCTCATTATTAAATTCTATATCTATAAGTGGTAAAGGCGTTTCTATTATTTCGTTCCAAGTTTCTTCAGCATTTTTAGTAATATTTAGTAAGCCACCACCACCAAAACCTTTATCTTCGCCTCGTTTTTTTAGTAATTCTAATTGTGATATAACACCTTCTGTTGGATGTTTTTCTCTATGTTCTTTTATTAATCCTCTTTCAATAGCAGAATCTTTCCACCATTGAAATTTTTTATCATTCATATATTGAGCAGGAATATTAAGCCATCCCGGAAATTTAGATTCTTGGGCACCGCCAATTCCAGATGCAGTAATATATCCTTTATCTAAACCCCAATCATAAAAAGCTTCATCTGTCCAATTATTCATACCACCCGGTAATGCACTATAATCATTACCTGTACTATAAAATTGATTTGTACCAATACTTGACATATAGTCTTTATATGGGTCAGTTTGTTGGCTACTACCTGTTCCAGTTCCACTACCAGTTTGGTATTGTTGGTTTCCAGTATCAGTTCCTCCGCCAGAGTCTCCCCCACCAGAACCTCCACCACCAGAGCTTCCACCACCCGTAGTAGTGGTAGCATCACCTATCCATGTTGGGTCTTTTCTACATACTCCATCTGGCCCCATAACTTGACCAACAGGACAACCAGAATATTGATTAAAAGTTGAAGGTGTTCCTTGGGTAATATTTTTATATGCTTGGCTAGTAGTAGCTAAAGTACCATAATTATATGGGTCAGTATTAACTTCACCGATATCCCATGTCATAGTACTTGCATTCCATGTTAATGCTGAATAAGGGGTTGTAACTCTACCCGGTGTTACCCATTGTGCCATTATTTCTCCAGTTTAGTATTTTTTATTTGTTCACGTAAATTAAGTATTTGACGCAGAGAAGCCAGACTCCCCTGCTTGCGGTACAGTTCCAGTTCCGATGTTGCCACCTCCAGACCCAGTTGGGTCGTTTGGATTTGCTCCCGGAGGTACTCCTCCAGATTCACCCATAGGGGATTGCCCACCATTGCTTGTATTTTCTTGTATTCCATTTACCATTCCCATTATTTGTGCAAATATTGCCGCTTTCTCTGGGTCATTAATAACCTTTGCAGGGTCAATATCTAGCGTTTTTGCAATTTCTGATAATATTGTATGCCATTTAACAAATGGTGCAAGAGATGGATTTGATGCTGTTTGCATAAATGTCATTAATCTTTGTGACCTTACTTCTTTTTGCATTAATGAAGAAGTTCCTCTTGCTCTAATTTCAATATCACCAACTATTTTAGGAGAGTCTTCATTAAATTGCATATTCCATGAAAATAAAGATTCTCCGAGAGGGCGTAATAAATAATCGTCAATATTTTTAATAACTGTTTTAATATTTAATGCTGATGCTCCCATTAACATTGACATTCCTGCCGCAGTTCTTGTTGTAGATTGAATACCTGTTTGACCATGTGAATAGGAAGGCATTCCTGTTGATTCATCAGCTAATTGTCTGAATCTATCAAACATCATCATATTTTCATTAGCAGTACTCGGAAATTTAACTCCATGTATAGATTGACCCGGCATACCACTTTGTCTTCTAAATATTTTACCCGGATATACTGACATGTCTTGACCCGGTACTAACATAGTTTCATCTATATCAAATACAAGGTTTCCTGCTAATGCTAAATTATCAATAGCCATTCTTGCATGACCATTCATAATTTGTTGTGAATCATCCATATTTTCTGGAATACCTATTCCAAAGAATTGATAAGGATTTAATTCATACGGACAAACAGAAAAAGGTAATCTCTCTGGTGTAAAAGGATTAAGAGCTAATCGTAATACTTGTCCACTTGCTGATACCCATGCATTAACTTGCACTTCTGCTATATCATCTTCTATTTCAATCATAGATAATCCTGCTTCTTCAACAAAAGCTTTATCCATAATTCCCCAATATTCATAAACTTCAAATCTATCTTTATCTAAATCAGTTTGATTTTCTCTATCTTGTAAAGACGATTCATATGAACGAGGAGTATAACTTTCACCCATTTCAAAACAAGCATTAATAGCATCTTCTCTAAATAATGGTCTATTTATTAAATCTCTCATTTGAGAACGATTAAGAACATGTCGTTGAATAACATATTCTGCATCTTCCATATTAACAGCATGTGGGTCTGGGTAAAAATCCCAACATGATACTGCTTCTAATTTAGGAACAAGTTTTGATTCTGGTGTATATTCTCTTTCACCAGTTTCTGGATTATCTACCCATCTATTAATTGTTTCATTATAATTAAATGGCCCTTTTAGTACACCTGTTCCAAGTAATGCCATTTCAAAAAATACATGACGTAAAACTGTAATAGCTTGTGTTGAATCTAATTGGTCATGAATATATTTCTCTAATTCAGCCGCTGCCATTGCCGCAGGTTCTATCTG